GCAAGACTTTTCTGCTTGGGTTCTTCGCTCACCAATAGTCCCTCCCTGTTCCCCGCTTCGCTGCCCACTCCGGTCGCGGTACGTGCGCCCAATCACGATATGCGTCGGCCTTACGCCGTCTCCACCAGTCAATCAATGCACGGATCATGTGGCCTCCTGCGGGACAATCTGAAGTAGGGTCATCGGTATCGACATCGCGGTCTTCCTGCCTTCACGTGGGTAGACCAACACTCTTCCCGGCGATTCCAACATCATGGCGTTAGCCACGCCCTTTTCCGTCCCCTCGAAGTCATCCAATACAAACACCGTCTTGTCGTGAATGATCTTGTTGAGCGGTTCAACGTCTTGCTGACTCAAGCGACCGTCGAGATAAACCAAATCAACTTTAGCGCCTTTCTCCGCTATGTCTTTGAACATGTCATGAGATGCAGTCTTGGGGTAGTACACAACGTATGGCTCGTCACCAAACCCTTGTATGTCATTCGATATATCACAGGTATAGATGTTGTCTTCCGTCTCCACAGCCAAGTCCATCACCATCGTAGATACGCCAATGAACGTACCCACTTCGGCTACGTGCTTGGGGGTGAAGAACTTCACTACTTTGTACAACTCAAACGCATCTTCCACAGGTAGTGACCCTGTGTTGTAGTCGGCATACATTCGCCACACCTGTCGGTCTTCTACAATCTTTTCAATCTTCTCAAACGGGTAGTCACCCACCCGTTCGTCGATGATGCCCCATACGATGTCGCTCAGTCGCTTACGCCCAATTTGAATAGCGTTCATCCGATTGCTCCTGCCAAGTCCTTGAGAACCTTGTCTTGTATGTCGTTAATGTCGTTGCCTAAGTCGCGGATAACAAGTTTCATGTTCCCGAACTTGTTTGGATTGAACGCATGCCACGCCAATGCAACGTAATCCATGTTAGTCAGTCGCTTGTCCTCTAAGCAACGTCTATACAAGTTTGACGTTGAACGTGGCGCTTTGTCGAAATGCCCGTGGATCATATCGTTGTAGGCGTAGATGATCGTGGATTTACGGTCGGGGTGCGCCATCAACGCCAGTACAACTCCTGCGCGGAGCGATGCCGTACTGATACGAGCCTTGTTGGTCTTGGTCGCATGTTCTTCAAAGTAGTCAAGATACTCTTTAACAAAGTTGTCAGCGACCTCACACTGCTCAATCGTATGACGGCTAGTGCCATACGGATACAGTGCTGTCCTAATGATTGCGCTGATGATTGCCTGACGATCTTTGTCTATGCCACGACGAAACGCAATCGACCGCGCCTTACCTGCATCGTAGTGAGCGAACGAATCGGGATCGACGTTACGAGCGACAAGAAACGGCAAGGAGATTCCTGCCATCTCAATAGCGTGTAGCCTATGCCAACCATCAATCAACGCGCCTGTGCTGTCGAACGAAATGGTTTGCGCCACGTTGGTATCCCACGTGCCGTTCTTCATCTCATCGGCATACGTCTTGATCAATGCCTTGAAGTCACGACCCTTCTGACGGGCATGAACATTAGACAGGTACTGACGCGCCTTCTTCGCGTCGATAGTCTCTACTTGATAAGTATACTTAACTCTCTTGGACATGATTAAGCCCTCTCACGGATGGTGATCTCACGGTCAAGATAGAACCGTGCCTTCTTTAGGTCTTCGATAGGATCAGTGTGTTTCTTACCGGCACGTGCCACGTACTTCACTACGTTGCCAAGACGATAGTTCAAATCTTTGGCTTCGATGAAGTCGAGAGTCTCAACGCCACCAGTCGTGTAGTGTGCGGGATAACTCACGGTATCGGCTTTTGTATTCACAGCGTGTATTGCTTGCTGCATTTCTTTGACCGCCGCGATAATCTTCGATTGTTTAACTTTCTTTTTGTGCTTGCGTAGCACAATCGCAATCAACGCATCGCTGCATTTAACTTTATCTTTGATTTCTTTGTTGCTCTTGCCCTCATCGTACAACTGACGAATCAAGGCAGACTTATTGACCTTTTTCACTTGATTAACTCCTTTAACTTATCAACGTTTGATTCATCTATAACTAGGGCAATACCACCGGCTTTGCGTACGTCTTCAAGGTGTTTGAGTTGCAACGCAGTCGGTTTATTGCCATTTGCCTTACACTCTATAGCATAAAACAAGCCTTGTTTACAAACTAAAAAATCAGAAACACCAGAGTTTCCGAAACCAGTTCCCATCGGCATCGCGTAATACGCTTGCATCTCCATAAGAATTTTCTTTACCTTTGCTTTAACTTTGGCTTCAGGTGTCATGGTGGCTCCTTCAATAGGAATAGTTACTACTCTGACATTGTCATACCTCCACGTAATTCTTGAAAGAGGGGGGTGGGTAATACGAGACAGTAGTGCTGCTTGTACCGCCAACCTATGTCGATAAGCACGGGTGGGTAAGCGGCATCGTCGAACATCCACACCATCGCGTAATTTTCGCTAGGCTGATCTGTGATACTTGTGTGCCTACTATTCTGATGAATCTTCTCCCAGTCATAGGCGTTGATTAGACCGACTATGACCTTGATCTCATTGGGTAAAGTGGCATCGGTAAACTCGCGCTTCACGTTTTCATCTAAGAAAATTTTATATAGACCGTCTTCAATGTTCGCGTAAGCGCGATACCCTTCGCCTATCTTCAGTGGCGTATAAGTTTTATATACGGACATATCACGCTACGTTCATGCTGTTCAGAATGAACATAGGCGATGTTGCTTGGGACTCCTTGCGACACGCTGCACCGATCTCAGGCCAGAACTTTTTATCTCTCATGTCATCGTCGGTCGGCACAAGGTTGTCGCAGCCGATGTGTGCCTTGAGCATGACGAGTTGTATTTCTAATTCTTTCCGTAAGTCGCTCGGCAAATCTTGCAGGCTCTTGTACCACCGCAACGGCATAGAGAACCCTACCTCTGGCATGTACGCGAAACTGTTTGCGTAGGGCAGATTCGACCCGTCACGGTACATATCAAGTGCAGCGGAAATCGGCACAGTATTGGTCTTGCCCACGACCACGCCGCCACGTATCTGCGGAAAGAAAACGATCTTCTCGCCTTCAAGCATGGATCGCACCGTGGCAAGTGCGCTATCAAACTTCTCATCAGACTGCTTCATCGTGGTGTAGAGCGATCTGATCTTGTCCATCATGTTGAACGGGATGCTGCTCTTGTCGGCGTCACCCATGAACACCTTCAGCAGTGACTGAGAATACTCACGTGGGATGGTGACAGTCGGGCGACCGCTTAGACTACTGCCGTATGTATTATCCACGGCGCTATCAAGGATGCTACGCACGTGATCGCTCAGTGCTTGCTCGACAGTCAGCACTGCACTGCATATTGAATGATGAACATCATGGCGACCCTTCGCCATCTTCTGCACGGCATAACGCTGCGTGTTGGTGCATAACTTCTCACCACCAAACCCGTACTTGTTGGTATCACGGAAGTTGTTATTAACGGCTTGGATGGTGAACGCAGTCTCGTCGTCACTACGCTCGTCTTTCGGTCGCGGGTCGTACTTGATGTTTGCAACACTGAAACCATGCACGGTAGTCAGCGTCATGTAGTGCTGCATATCAAGTTCGCTCCCCCAACTGTGAGTGAGCGGAGCAATAAAGTCTGCGACCCTGACACGCCCTTCGGTCGCGCCGTAGATAGCGACAGCAATAGGCCATGTCGGAGAACGCACTGCTTCTTTTCGCAGTTTATCGTCATCCATCTTCGTGTTCGGCAGGAACATTTCGTCAATGTTCACCTTGATTGAATTTCTCTTAGCCATGACAACCTCCAATTAGTTTTCAATAACAATCTTGCGACCAACGGGCGGCTCAAAGTCCCTGTTGTGACTCGGCGGCAGCAGCCACAACACTGGGCAGTTCAACTCCCATTCGATGTTGTTCTCTACATAACCATCCGTGAACACGATCAGGAACTGTGGATCGACGTTGTTCTTCGTGATGTAGTCACTGACGCAAGACACCCTAGTACCGCCACCGCCCAACGGCTTCAGCAGCGTAGCGATGCCATCGTAGTTACCTTCAAACACCTGCTCACCATGCACCATCGTGTCCCACCACAACACGCGCATACGCTCTGGTCTGCACGTTTCACAGATGGACGCGATCTCACCACCGACCATGTTCAGCAGCGCGTCTCCGATGCTGCCCGATGTATCGTTAGCGATGACACCTTCGCAAATCGTCTCGGACTCCACGTGTGGCAGGAACAAATCATCAGTGAGGCGGCGTCGATTAAGTTTCGCCCAAGTCAACTCGTCTCGTCCTGCCGTGGCTGCGCTTACAAACTCGCGCAGTTCTTCACGCCAGTCCACCTTGGGAGCCAACACCTCAGTGATGGCACGGGGAGTCTTCACACCAAATCGACCTGCGATAATAGAACCTTGACTGATAGCCTCGTCGATCTCCTTGGATAACTGATCAGCGGCTTCGCCATCCATCGTCTCAGTCGATTCGATGTCATGCTCGTCGAGCGGCTGCATGTCGCTGACACTGTCAGAGTCGGAAGTATTATTAGCGTTGCCGCCACTCTGACCTTGCTGGCCGGAACCCCCTCCGTTGCCTTGCTGTTTCTGCTCCTGCTCCATGCGCTTAACCAAGTCATCCCATACTTGACGCACAGACCAACCGTGATACTTGGGATCGTATAAGCCACCCTTCGGTAACTTCACCAACTCGGGTGCTTTCTGACTGATCTCCATGATGATGGCGTTGATCACAAAGTCCATCGCCACGTTGGCAAGGCGCGGGTTCTGCTTGATCAAATCCCTGTGGCGTGGAATATGCTTCAGCATCACGTGCCCGTTCTCGTGCAGCACCAACCCACCCAACTCGGCAAGACTCAACTTTTCGATGAAGTCTTTCCCATAGCGTTTGTTTAGACCATCTGTACACGCTGTCGGAATTCCGACATCGACACTTGATTCACCCATCATGAGAATGCCCGAAAACAAACAAGTCTCAGGGTGCTTCATCAGTCGGATATGCACCTTCTTCAACTTCATTGTCGCCTCGTGCGTACTCACGGGGATTGTTTCTGCTACTGCGTTCATACAGCCTCCATTGTTAGTTGTTCAAATCAAGTCAGCAGTTGATAGTTGCCGTCTTGCAGCCACTTAGAAATCTCAGCGTTCTTGGATGCAATAGGCGAGAGTCGTTTGCTGCCCATCGCCATCGTGAAGAAGACTGACTGCAACTCCTCAGACTTCGTTCGTCGCATGAACTTCATGAACTTGCTCAAATCGTCCTGCGTCTGGATAACGTCGATGGCGTTGAACATCATCATAAAGAGCGCGGCCTGTTTCTCTGGCACTCTGACATTGTCAGGGTCTTTGATAACATCCTCTGCCAACACCACCTCGTCCTTCAGCGCCAACACCGCAGCCAACTGTTTCGCACTCGGTACGCCAATCGAACCTGCCAGTGCCGCCATCGTCAGCGAATGACCTAACCTGCCACGGTTCACGATGTCGGGGTCGCAGTTAGCGAGTGATCGCGGGGAGCAAAACTGTTTAGTCCGATGCACGGGGATAAACACATGCTCGTTGTCTTGTGGAGTAATTCCATCCAAGTAACTCGCCATGACTGATGGTGTCATTTTGACGAACGCTCTCAACTCCATAGACAACCCTGCGTTAGTCGCCCACACCAACCACTCGTCCACGGTCGGCTTGCGAATATTCAGCGTTGTGACACGGTTCGATGCGTGCGCTAACAGCGCGTTGCCAACACCATCTGTTGCAAGATTACCTGTTGCGAACACGATAGAGTCTGGGTGCAGCACATAGTCCATCCACACCTTGTCTAGCGTGAGCCGTGCGCCAAGTTTCTGTAGCATCTTGTCGCCCTTGTCGTACTCGTCGATCATGATCAACTTGGGCTTGTTAGACTTCGGCTTGAGCAACGACGATATGTATACTTCCAACTCGCCAGTGTCACGGTTCGGCGCACGTAGGCCCAACTCACCGTAGTCGATGCACGACCAATCAAGATACACGTGATCGTAAGCATCACCCAATGCTTCAACCAACATCTTGTAGAGCGTCGATTTACCAATCCCCGGCTCACCTTGAAAGTAATAGGTCTTGCTCTTGCCGTTCACCAACAACAACTTGAACGCCTCGGGGATACTGATGGCGTTGTTAAAGTTAAGAGTTTCTCGCTTCATGACTGATATAGCCTCCGATTGATTACGTACAAATCTGACAGTGTCAGAAACCAAACTTCTTCAGGATGTCATCGACGCTTTCTTTGACAACAACACGCTTGGTGTCATTGTTGCGTAGAGTTTCAATGTCCAACCCAGACACCACTCGTTCGAGTTCGGCACGTGCCTCCTCCAAGCGACCGTCCTGTGTAACGTTGAAGTCTTTGAAGGTCTCGCACATCTCTTGCGCTCGCTGCAAAGTAGTGTCGTACAACTTGCGCTTCTTGACTTTCATCTGACCGTCTTCGATCACGGTCTCGGTGTCGCAGCAGTGTGAGAGTGACTTCATTACATCAACCATCTGCTCAACCTGCTTCTGGTAGATGTCCTGCACCAAGTCCTTGGCTTGCCGCTCGTAGTGTTGCGCTAAGTCATTGGCTAGGTCGTTGCTTATCTGACAACGGAAGTCACCGACAGGAACTTCTGCCGTAAAGACTTTCACCTTGAAGCACGACATCACCTCGTCCACAGGTGGGTAGTCCGTAGCCTTGAACATGTCACCTTGGACAAACGCCTCGTTAGACACGGCAGTGGTGTAGACCTGCCGAAACTTGTCCTTGAGTTCTTCAGTCTTGGCTTGACGCTCCTCGACCTGCTTCATGAACCCGACGATGCGCGGCGTTGGCAGGAACCGCCACCGACCCGACCACGGATAAGTTTCACGCTCGACAAAGTTGTACCAAGTCTGCCGGTCGTTCAGCACGGCACGATGCTCGTGGACACCTGCAAGAAGTTTCTTAACGAAACGCCCTGCGTCTCTGTCGGCCTTCTTCGCAGTGGTGACCTCGTCGCTGATCTCGCGATCCTGCTTCGTGCCAGTCCACACGCTGACCTCGACGTTGACCAAGATGCCCGATGTAGCAAGCGAGACTACGTGGTCGGGCTTTTTCAGTAATGAGTTCGTTTGAGATTCCATTTGCTCAGCCTCCTGACTCTGTCAGAGTCGTAAGTATTTACAGTTCACTAGAGTCGGGCGGTGTGCAGTCCCGCCCCGTTTGTCACTACCACATGACAAGAATAGTATAACACAACTTAACAATTAAATCCAGAACAAACACTATCGGCGTTACGCATAATTCGCTTTTAGGTACGGTCGCCCGTTGGGCGATATCTCGCCACGCTCCATGTCGCGCTGATAGTTCAGATAGTCGATGACCAACTCTGGCGCACGGGGATCATGCCCACCGATGTTCCACTGAGTGATGTCCTCGACCGTCTGGTCGTACTTTTTCCAGTCATAGATAGTCGCAACCACGCGGTCGGTGTAGCCATCGTCCTGTGGAACTTCAAAAACCAACACCCACTCAGCCTGTGTCTTGCAGCCATCCCCTTCCAGTGGCTCACCGAACGCAGCGACCAACTCACTGTAGTCGGCACGGACGTAGCCTTGTAGGCTCGTGCCGTTGGCATCCGTAAAGATGTCTTGCGGATAGACTTTCATACGCTCAACCTCCTGCCGTATTTTGGCTAGTTCAAGTTCTAACTGTTGAATCTCGTCTTCTTGACGCTTGTGGTCAGCCCACCAATCGTCCATGTCGTTTTGCAGAGTCATCGCTGCACCCCATTGAAAATGTCCAAAGCCACATACGTCCGAACGTCACTGTCTGAACGAATGAACTCTTTGTCTGAAGCCCGTAGCATGGTGTCGATGTTGGCAACTTCCCTATCGCCATGTGCAGTCACCACGTAGTCAAGTCTGGTCAGAAAATGCACCTCCTCAGTCAGCCCGTGGATGGTGGCGTGATCCGACCGCATCTCTCCGACATAAAACTTAACTTTCACCTCACACCTCCTCGCCAATGGCGTTGACCAACGGACGGCTCACGATCTCAAACACCTCGTCCTCGTCGGTGTCCTCGCTGATATCCTCGTCCTCACGCATCTGCGCGACCAAGTCATCGCGATACTGCTGCGCGTCCTCCATGTTGCGGAACACTGCCTCTATGGGATAATCAGCGTCATAGCCCTCGTCGCTTACACGCAACAGAACATAAACATAATTAACCACGCTCATCTCACACCTCCTCACCAGAGTTTCCATATCCAAGTTGGCGCAACTTGGGGCGATTCCACCCATTCGCCGCCTCCTTAAACTCAAAGGCGGTAACGTCACCGTACTGAACGCACTCCGCAAGATAGTCCAACAACTTCTCGTAGGCGTTCTCCTCACTCTCTGCCTCGACTATAAAGTCGCAGGTCACCACAAACTCTTTCACCTTGTTCATCGGTAAAACCCTCCCTTGTTGTTGATGCCTCTGACCTCGTCAGCGTTAGCAGGAACGATGTAGTTCGATTTGTGCAGTGGGACGATGGTGTGCTTGCGCTTGCGTGCCTCGCGCTCCCCGCAGGGTAGGCAGGTATCGAAACCCGCCATGCTACGGGCATGCGGTACGCGCTTCGCCCAACACTTCGTGCATAACTTTTCCATACCATTCTGTGACATGTGCTGTGTTGCCTCCGTTTTCTACGTTGTGGTCGCATGGCTAGTGAGTGGCAGGTTCATGTTCTGACAGTGTCAGAGGCATGAGTATTTCCGGCCCGTCTCGCTCTCTCCATTCTATACATAGTATAACAAAACTTGACAACTTAATCAAGTGGATGAGGCAACGGCGATGGGCCTGCCGAGCGAAAAGATTTTGGAATTTAGTGATGTTAGTGGTCTTGCTGGTCACGTGTGTCAGCGTGGTGTATGTGTTGTTTAGGTGGTGTTGGAATTAAGTGTGTGCCTGAACACACCGGTAATTGTGTCGGCGTGGTAATCCGATTGCGTTAGCGATAAAAACCCTGTGGATAAGTTGTTAGTTGTGGCATTGTTCCGCAAAAGTGTTCCGATGTTCCAGCGTGTTCCACAAAAAAAAGTTGTACTATTCTTCACGGGTGCGACGTTCCGTAGTGTAAGCGAGTGTAGTAAGTTATTGATTATTAAGAAGAAGAAAGAAGAAGAAGTTATATTATGGAACAGAAAATAGTATAAGTGTTCCATGTTCCACAGTTTTGAGAATAGGGGATACGGATTGCCGAAAAAATTTTATTTACAGATTTGCGGCGTGCCATGAACGGTGTCCAACTTTGTCCCCTTAGCCCCTCTCGGAAAACGTGGAACATTGGAACAAACCGTGTTTTTGTTTTATTTATCAAGGGCTTGCGTGTTCCACGACTCTGGAACACGTGTGGAACAGATACGGAACAGTCTGACACTGTCAGAGTGTTGACTTTCAAAAAGTTATGTGGTAGCCTTGGGCATACCAAGGCGGTCGGTAAAAAATTAGGCTTTCGCCTTCGCCATACGCTTTCACCTTGCCCTTCGGCTTTACCCTTTTCCCTAGGAACTGGTTTCTAAGAACTGGTATCCAGTAGAACTGGCTTCGTAGGAACTGGCCTCACGGCGTGAACCGAGGTCATTCGGGCACAAAAAAGCCCCGACAAGGCGAACCCTGTCGGGGCGTGGTTCAGAACATGAACTCGTATTGCTTGGGAGCCTTGACGAAATCAAACTCCCACCGATTTGGTAACTCTTGCTTGGTCAATTCAGTCGCCCAGTAAAACGCCTGACCGAATGATTCAAACTCCGAGCAAAACTCGACGAACTCGCCGTGATCCCCGACGCGAGTATGGATAACCTTGTAGATGATCATAACGTCACCGTGTCCACTAAACGCAACTCTGGCCCGAACCCGTAACCGTCGCTGTCGAATCGCTCTTGATTCTCATAGACGAAGACGCACAACTCGCCGTCCCCGTCCCGTGTGGTGGTTCCGAACTCAAACATATAACCCGCGAGACCGAGCGCCGCATACTTTTTCACGGCCGCTAGCATGACTTGATTTATCTGTTCCATAACAACCTCTTGTGACATTGTCAGAGCAGGGGCGGCTTGCGCCGCCCCGCCCCGTTTGGTTTAGCCGAGCAGAGCCTTACGGAACTGCGCCAGCGCCTTCTTAGCCCCGTCGTTCGTAGCGACCTTGCGACCGTCAGTCCGAGCCTTGCCTAACTTGGCGATCATCGGTTTAGCAAGACCATCGATCCATTCCTCGATGGACTGAGCAGCACCGCGACCACCAGACCGCTCGACGAACTCAGCCTCAAAGAACCGGCCCCACGCTTTCGTCGCCGTGTTGGTCACAGTCTTTCGAGTGGACTCGACGAACCGCCGCAGCCCCATCGGGCTCTCGGTCATGCTCGGCAATTTCGCCAGACTCGCCCGATCCATCGCAACCGCGTTGCGACCCGTCAGCGTGAAGTTGGCGGGGCGATCCGCGTTCGGCACGTGGAACTCGTCGTCCCCCGACTTATACAGCGGGCGGTCATACTCGGAACCCTCGGTCAGCGACACAATCGCCGCAGCCATGAACAGGTTGCGCGCTTCCTCGCACGGCTCGGACTCGCGATCCAACGCGCCCGACTCGATGCGCGGGAAATCCGCCGTGAGCCTTGCGAACTCGCCGCGATACTTTGCCCACTTGGTACGATCCGCCCGAGTGTGACCGCCGACCTCGCGACCTAGGCCAGAGATACCTTCAGCGATGGACGGGACAAGAACAGACTTGATTTCGTTCGACATGGTAGTGACTCCACACCGGAAAGGATCGCGCCGGTATCGCGACATCGGACAAGACGTCCAACGTGATTCCATTATACCACACTCAATAATCTGACAGTGTCAGAGCGTGATCGGCAGCGCGGCAGGCAGAAAATGGCGCGAACTCAAGCCCACACGGTATGCAAAACCGTGACCTAGCCGACCCCACCCGTACCCGACCCCGTCGCTAGGTTTAGGAGTCCCGCCCGGGTCTTTATACATCCTATTCCACACAAATCACCCCACGTTTTTCCAATGTTTGGCACCCCACCCCCTTCATATAGAAGACCCCCCCTTGATGGAACCTTAAGATTCCTTTATAAATCCCACACTACTTGGGTTGAGGCCCATGCAAACACTTGTTCCATACATCGAAGACAACATTGCGCTTCCCGCAAACGCGGCAGAGGCGCTGCCGGACTTGACTCCTGCAGAAGAACTCAACATGAGGGTCAGGACTATCAAGTTGGTATCTGATCTAACGGGCCAGCCCATCATCCCGACTGACGAGGAAAAGGATGCTGCCGAGGAAATGGCTAGAAAAATGATGGAAGATCCCGACATGCGGCCTGAGTACGCGCTGCATTCAGACGAATTTACGGCTTATTTATCAGGTTTGGTGTACCGCTCTAACGGTGCCATCGTCAAAGAATTGTCTGATCTTAAAAACTACGTCATAAACAAACTCGTTTACGAGATAGAGCACACCAAAGATAACAAGTTGAAGATGCAAGCCGTTGCAAAACTAGGCGAAATTGACGGTGTTGATGCCTTTAAGCGGCGTACTGAGACTACTCATATAGTAAAACCCATCGAAGAGGTTGAAAAAGAACTTCTTCAGGTGCTGGAGGGCATCGAGTACAGCGTAGTTGATGACAATAACGGCGACATAAACCCAGACGACTACCTGCTACCTGATGAAACTGCCCCAACTAACTCCTGAAAAACTTAAAGCCTTGCGTATGGCCCTGCCAACGATGCCCGATGAGCAGAAGCGGCGCACGTTGGAACTGCTAAAAACGTATCAGGCTGAGCGTACCCGTGCCGTGGGCAAAGATTCCTTCTTGGATTTCATCGCTCATGTGTATCCCGGCTACAAAGTCGGGCCTCATCACCGAAAATTAGCGGGGATTTTTGAGGATATTGCTGCAGGAGCGCGAAAAAGGGTCATCGTCAACATCGCCCCGCGTCACGGCAAGAGCGAAATGATCAGTTATCTCGCTCCCGCATGGTTTTTAGGTAAATACCCAAATAAAAAGGTCATTATGGCCTCACACACCGCTGATTTGGCGGTTAATTTTGGTCGGCGCGTGCGTAATCTTGTGGGATCAGACCTTTACCATGATATTTTTCCAACTGTTGAACTACAGGCTGATAGTAAAAGTGCTTCTCGTTGGGGCACAAATTTTAATGGCGAGTATTTCGCTATTGGCGTGGGCGGCGCTCTTGCTGGCCGTGGTGCCGATCTCTTTATTATTGATGATCCTCACTCTGAACAGGAGGCTAAGCAAGGTCGTGCGGACGTATTCGAGCCAGCATGGGAGTGGTTCCAGTCAGGCCCAGTCCAGCGACTGATGCCGGGTGGTGCGATCATCGTGGTGATGACGCGATGGTCGAAAATGGATCTAACCGGCAAGATTACTGACCACATGATTAAGAATGAGGACGCCGATCAGTGGGAAGTGGTCGAGTTCCCAGCCATTTTGAACGATAGACCGCTCTGGCCTGACTTCTGGACAATTGAAGAACTGCTTGCCAAGAAGGCCAGTATGGATGTGCGGTACTGGCAGGCCCAGTACATGCAGCAGCCGACTTCCGAGGAGGGTGCGCTCATCAAACGGGAGTGGTGGCAGGTGTGGGAGCGAGAAGACCCGCCGCCGTGCGAGCACCTGATCATGAGCCTCGACGCTGCCCAAGAGAAAACTAACCGTTCCGACTTTAACGCCCTGACCACGTGGGGTGTCTTCTTTAACGAGGAGACTAAGAACTACAACCTGATCCTGCTGAACGCCATCAAGGAGCGCCTTGAGTTCCCAGAGTTAAAAGCGTTGGTGCTGGAGCAGTATAAGGAGTGGAACCCCGACTCGTTTATTGTGGAGAAGAAGTCGAACGGGGCGGCGCTATACCAAGAGATGCGTCGGATGGGTGTGCCGCTGAGCGAGTTCACCCCGTCCAAAGGGCAGGACAAGATCAGCAGAGTAAATGCTGTGTCAGACCTGTTTGCTGCGGGTATAGTCTGGGTGCCCGATAGGCGCTGGGCTTGGGAGGTGGTTGAAGAGTGCAACGACTTCCCGTCTGGCACGAACGACGACTTGGTGGACTCGACCACTTTGGCTCTTTTGCGTTTCCGTCAGGGCGGCTTTATTCGCCTGCCTACTGACGAGCCAGAACCGATGAAGTGGTTTAAGAGCCGCAAGAATGCGTCAGCAAGATACTACTAGGAGAATTTAAATGGCCGTCGATAAGAGTTTGATGCAGGCTCCGCAGGGTCTTGAAGCACTTGCTCCCCCCGAGCCGCTTGAGATCATGATTGAAGACCCCGAGAGCGTGGCTATCGGCGTCGATGGTATGGTGGTTGAACTCGTTAAGTCTGAGCCGCGTGCCGAGGACTTTGACGCCAACCTCGCTGACTTTATGAGCGAAGGCGAACTTGGATCGCTCTCTGGCGAGTTGATCGGTCAATATGAGCAGGATCTCTCCTCGCGTAAAGACTGGCTCGACACCTACGTCAAGGGACTGAAGATCCTTGGTCTGCGGTACGAGGACAGGACAGAACCGTGGCCGGGTGCGTGTGGCGTGTTCCACCCATTGTTGATGGAGTCGGCGGTCAAGTTTCAGTCCGAGACCATCATGGAGACCTTCCCGGCGGCAGGGCCGGTTAAGGCCAAGATCGTGGGCAAGGAGACTCCAGAGAAGAAGGACTCCGCCACCCGTGTCGCTGATGACATGAACTATCAGTTGACCGAGGTGATGAAGGAGTACCGCCCTGAGCACGAGCGGCTGCTGCTGAGCCTTGCTTTGGCAGGTAACGCCTTCAAGAAGGTCTACTTTGACCCTAGCCTTGACCGTCAGACGGCGATCTATATCCCGGCTGAAGACATCATTGTGCCGTATGGCGCGGCGAATCTGGAGGGTGCTGAGCGTGTTACGCACCGGATGCGTAAGACGAAGAACGAACTAATCAAATTGCAGTATGCAGGTTTCTATCGCGACATCGACTTGGGCGACCCGGTTCGCACGATGGACGAGGTGGAAAAGCAAAAGGCAGAGGATCAAGGCTTCTCAGCCACGATGGACGACAGGTTCCAGTTGCTTGAGATGCACGTGAACATCGACCTGCCGGGTTATCCCGATGTCGATAAGGACAACAACGAGACAGGGATCGCACTGCCGTACGTGGTGACGATTGAGAAGGGGACGGGGACGGTTCTAGCGATTAGGCGGAACTGGAACGAAGATGACAAACTCAAATCAAAGCGACAGCACTTTGTGCATTACGGGTATATCCCCGGCTTTGGCTTCTATTATTTCGGACTTATCCACCTTATCGGCGGCCACTCTAAGGCGGCAACCTCCCTCCTTCGCCAACTTATCGACGCAGGAACTCTTAGCAATCTTCCGGGTGGTCTCAAATCACGCGGTCTGCGTATCAAGGGAGACGACACACCCATCGCTCCCGGCGAGTGGCGAGACGTAGACGTTCCGTCTGGTGCGGTGCGCGACAACATCCTGCCGCTGCCGTACAAGGAGCCTAGCCAGACGCTTGCCATGCTGATGGACAAGGTGGTCGAGGATGGTCGCCGTTTTGCTGCAGTGTCGGATCTGAAGATCTCTGACATGTCTTCGCAGGCTCCGGTTGGCACGACCCTCGCTGTGCTTGAGCGGGTTCTCAAGGTCATGACAGCGGTTCAGGCTCGCATCTACTACACGATGAAGCAGGAGTTCAAACTCCTCGCTGCGATCATCCGTGACAATACCCCGGATGAGTATTCGTACGAGCCAGAGGTCGGTGATCGCAAGGCTAAGAAGGCTGACTACGATGATGTGGATGTCATCCCGGTTAGTGATCCAAACGCGGCCACGATGTCGCAGAAGATTGTGCAGTACCAAGCGGTGCTGCAGTTGTCGCAGACTGCGCCAAACATCTACGACATGCAGTATTTGCACAGGCAGATGATTGATACGCTCGGCGTCAAGAACGCAGACAAGATCATCCCGCCCACGCAGGACGCTAAGCCTAAAGATCCTGTGACTGAGAACATGGACATCATGATGGGCAAACCAGCCAAGGCGTTCATTTATCAGGATCACGAGGCGCACCTGCAGGTGCATATGTCTGCCATGCAGGATCCGAAGATCATGCAGGTGATTGGGCAGAATCCAAAAGCCCAAGAGATTATGGCAGCAGCCTCTGCACACGTGATGGAGCACGTGGCCTTTCAGTACCGTCGTGAGATTGAGAATCAACTTGGCGCGGCATTGCCGCCCACGCAAGAAAACGGTGAAGACACCGCACTGCCTGAAGCCGTTGAAGTACAGATATCTCGCCTCGCTGCTCAGGCTGCAGCCAAACTACTCCAGAAAGATCAGGCCGAAGCCCAGCAGCAACAGGCCCAGCAACAGGCTCAAGATCCTGTTCTGCAGATGCAGCAGCAAGAACTGCAACTTCGCCAGCAGGAACTGCAACTCAAGGCGCAGCAGATCCAGATGGAGGCGCAGGTCAAACAGGCTGAACTTCAACTTGAGGCCCAACTCAAGCAAGCAGAACTGCAGCGTAAGCAGCAAGAGATGCAGATTATGGCGGCGACCAAGGCCGATGAACTCGACCTTCGCAAACAAGAGATTCAGAACAGATCGCAACTTGACGCCGCTCGACTTGGTGTGGACGTTCAGAAGCACAAGGCCGGGCTGTCTGCCAAACAGCAGACCGAAGGTGCGCGTATGGGCATTGACATTGCCAAAACCAAAGATGCAGCCATGCGGGCTGCGTTACGACCGCCGAAAGGTGCAAAGGAGGAGTAAATGTCCTATTCAAACGCTCTGGAATACCTTGAATCAAAACTCAAGGAAGAGCGCAGTCTCATTGTAGAGAACCTCACCCAAGGCAAGTTGGATGAGGGGGAATACAAAAGGCTATGCGGGGCCATTCAGGGTCTTGACCTCGCAGTTAGTTACATCAAAGACCTTGCGAAACGATTGGAGGAAGAGTGAGTAACATTGACGTAGAAAAGACACAGGAAGAGGCTCAGAAAGCCAAACTCCTGCCAGAGCCAAAAGGCTATCGGCTGCTGTGTGCAGTACCGCATGTGGAAGAAGAATATGACGGTGGCATCATCAAAGCAGAGGACACCAAGCGAGTTGAAGAGCAGACCACTGTGGTCTTGTTCGTCATCAAGATGGGTGATCTTTGTTACACAGATAAGGATCGGTTCCCCACCGGCCCTTGGTGCAAAGAAGGAGATTTTGTCCTTACCCGTCCCTATTCCGGCACCCGCGTGGTTATCCACGGCAGAGAGTTCCGCATCATCAACGACGACACGGTGGAAGCGGTGGTTGAAGACCCCCGTGGAATCCGCAGAGCGTGAGGTAATTAAATCATGGCTAACAAAGAAGAATATAAGTTTCCTGATGAAATAGATCAGGATAAGGCGGCTGAGAACAAGGAGGCCGCAGAAGAGGACTTTAAGGTAGAGGTTATTGACGATACCCCGGCTGAAGACCGTGGTCGTAAGCCTTTGCCCAAGGAGATTGTGGACGAACTGGAAAAGGACGACCTTGAGGAGTATTCCGACAAGGTTAAGAAGCGCCTCTCCCAGATGAAAAAGGTCTGGCACGACGAGCGCCGGGAAAAAGAACGTGCTGCCCGTGAAAAAGATGAGGCTGTCCGGTTCGCGCAGCAACAGTACGAGGAGAATAGGCGGCTAAAGCAGCGCCTTGGAGTGGGCGAAAGAGTCTTTATCCAAGAAGTTACTAAGGCGGCTAATAACGAACTTGGTGTAGCCAAAGACCGGCTAAAACAGGCTTATGAGGCCGGTGATGCCGAGAAGATTGCAGAGGCACAGGAGTCCCTGACTGACGCAAAACTTCGGTTGCAGCAATACTCTAGGTTCCAACCTACTTTACAAGCCCCAGAATCGGGTGTACAACAAACACAACAAGTTCAAGCACCACAGGCTTCTGCTCCAGTAATCGACCCGAAAGCCGAAGTATGGAGACAGAAAAACCCTTGGTTTGGTGTTGACGAGGAAATGACCGCCCTCGCTCTTGGACTGCATGCAAGGTTAGAAAGGTCTGGAGTAGATTTGCGTAGCGATGATTACTATCGCCAGATCGACTCGACGATGAAGAAGCGATTCCCCGACTACTTCGATGAGGGAGTAGAACAGGATGAAAAGCCGATTCAAACGAGGGAGGCCGAAAAGCCCGCTCGCACCAAACAGGCCAATGTGGTGGCTCCGGTGACGCGTTCAACCGCGCCTCGTCAGGTACGCCTGACACCGACTCAAGTTGCTATTGCTAAGAAACTTGGCTTGAGCAACGAACAGTACGCACGTGAACTTATGAAACTGGAGAGCGACAATGGTTAATAATCGTCTTGATCGTGAAGTCGAAAATAGAGAATCGACGCAGCGCACAAAAACTTGGACTCCGCCTCAGACGCTTCCTGAACCGAAGCCTCAACCGGGTTGGGTCTTCCGCTACATTCGGACTAGTATTATGGGAACTGCTGACCCATCGAATACCTCCGCAAAATTCCGTGAAGGTTGGGAGCCTGTAAAGGCTGAAGACCACCCGGAGTTAATGCATATGACCGATCCTAGTTCCAAAT